TGTTCACATCTATAGCCACTTTTTTGTCCTTAATAAAGGCAAAAATGTCCATGATACCGGATTTGTATCGCAAATCGTAGAAAAATTGGTCCATAAAGGCCTTGAAAGGCTTAGAATTAGGGTGTTTGCATGCAGAAAGGATAGAGTACAAACCAGCTTCATTGATGTAGCACATTTGACCTTCGTTATGAGAGATTTTAGGTATTGGTGAAACACCAACACCTAAATCTTTTAAACTTTTTTTATTTTCATCTTCTACGTGATCAAATAATGATCTTCGATAATCTGAATATTCCAATATCTCACATACGTCTCTTCCGCAAAACCATGGATCTTCGTTTGTTCCAAAGATGCGAACTGACTTCTGATTGTATGTTAAAATTTTATTAAGATGTTCCAAATTATGAGCATCAAATTTGTTTTCGTTATTTATTTTTGACATTTTATTTTTCGGTATTGATTTTTTCATTAAAAATCAATTTATTTGTAATAAAATTTAAATAAATTAAAGACTTTAATCTTTAACTGCTCATGTAATATAAAATTTAATGAAAATTCAAAATAAATTAATACGTTTACAACACACACGTGTTATAAATGAAGGCGCGTTAACTAAAAGAATATATACCAATATATATAATATATATACCAAATTATTTTGTATTACTTTTGTAATATAAAATTTCTTTTTGTAAATTTATTTTTTTAATATTTTTCTCCACATCGGATTTATTGCTGCTCCTATCTACTTGACAAGCCAGTCAAAATGTACGATGTTGTTTTCTTGAGATATACAAAAAAGTGATTATTAGAATTAATTTACAACTTGACGCCAACACAAATTTACAATAAAATCGAGGACATTTATTTATAACAACACATATGATGTTATAAATTACTGTGAAGCGCGATTTAAAAATTAAATGATCTAATTAATTTGAACGATTTTAAAATTTTATCTATATTTTCAATCATTTCAATATAATTATCAATCATTACATTATTTGTTTGTTGTTTTTTGACTTCCGTTAATATTTTCCGGAGTGTTGAAATAACAAGTTCTAATTGACTAATTAAAGTAGAAATATCATCATTCATTGGGCCCTCTTGAGTATTTGTTGTCAAATTTTCAAAAAGCTGTTTCAAAAAATCTTCACTTTTTACAACATTAGTAGCGTTGGATTGATCTGTAGAGTTAATATCGATATTTAAAGATGGGATTCGCCTGCTGCCGCAAAGCGGTAGGGTGTCTGTATTGGAAATGGGAATGTTGATTTTAAGTTCAATTGTTGTGTTTTTTATGATTTGGTACAAAACATCATTAATAAGGTCCATTTAATTATTTATTTAATTTCACTTTCTTAAATTAATATTTTTTTCATTTTTTCTAGAGTATTGTTTGATGCAATATCATTTTGGAAATCAAATCCGTTCAAATCGATAAACGCGCCAAATTCTTTGATTCGTTTTGCTATTTTAAACAAATAAGCTTCAACACACAACGTCCAAATTTGTGACCAATTACAATCGACGTGAGCGTTGATTTTTGTTGTTCGAATGAAATGTGATGTTATTTCGTCATCTAATTTAATAGGTTTTGGTCTTGGATACTCGATGAGTGGTGTGTAAGTGATAATTTTTGGTTGATTTTTAAAAATTTGTTTAACTGTATTCCATTTTTCTTTGACTAAAAAATTTCCTTTTAATTTTATTTCAGATTCTATCCATTTAAGTCTTCTAGCAAGAATATTTTTAATAACGTTTTGAAAAAATGCATCTGTACTTATTGGACACATTGACTTATCAATATGCAAAATTACTTTTAATAATGCAGTATTTTCATTACCAGTTAACATTTGATTAATAGTTTGAATAGCATTTCCTTTTTCAGTTTTGTAAGAAAATTGGATCGTTCTTGTTAAATGTTTGACTGGATATTTGTTAATTAAAAAATTTATAAATTCAATTGGCTTTGCTTTCAACGGATTTGAAAAATTAAATAAAGAACCGTATTTACCATGATGTTTAGTATCTTCATAATTATTTAATTTTATTAATTTACCAAATTCCAATAAACTTAACAATTTACTATTTAATCTTTTCATATCTTTTAACACATTAATTGTTCCAAATAATAATGTTAAAGTATCTATAATTGAATTTGATCGAAATATATTTGCAAATCCGTGATCAATCAATCCATATTTTTTTTCATACACAACTGCTCTGGATTTACCATAGTCTATTATAATTGGAATTAAATTTGTTTTAAAAGTTAAAACAGTTTCAGAATCGATAAAATAATCAAATTCAATTTCGATTTCTATTTCTTGAAGTACAACATTCCAAGGATATAAATCATAATGTACGAAACCTACATGATTTTGTGCAACCGTAATAGCCAAATTAATTTGAATCAAAATACTTATTAATTTATCAAAATCATAATTTGGTGATTTCAACCAATCCATTAAAGACATTCCATTAATATATTCCACACATAACACAGGTGAATCCATGGTATCGTCGGTTTTCAATAGTCCATACACATACGCAAAATTTGGAATCTTAGCAACTAAACTATTAATTGCATTTAATCCTATGTATGCTTCATGAATGTGTTCTAATATTTTAACATCATTATTTGCATGTTTTCCAACAATCCAAAATTTGTTAGTTTCGTATAAATTTATCACACCATTAACATTTTTAAACAATTCTTTATGAAATTTTAAATCTCTAATGGTCTTTGATTGAAAAACTTTTAACGTACCATCTAATCTTCCAATGCATCGTGAGCCACGAGGAAGATCAAATTTAAAATTTAAATCATTATAAACAACAGAATTTTTAAGTTGTTGTCTTTCATCTTCGATAGACCAAAGTAATAAATCAGGTAAGTAGTCATATGTTCCAGTTGATTGAGATAATTCCCATAATTGTTTTTGGAGAAAATCTAAAATTCCTCGTGTTCCTAAATATGTATCATAAAATTTTTTTGCATTCAAGGCAATTTGTTCACACTTTTCATCATTATCAATACACCATTCTACTTGTTTTACTAAATCATGCAAATCTTCTGCAATAGGAACATAATGAATGTAAGGCTTCAAAAACTTGTAATACCACATTTTCCATTTAGAACCCGCAAGCAAAATCACTGACTCTGTTGACAATTCGTATGACAATCTATAAGCAGCCACATGACCCTCAAGAGTTAAAATGTATTTGTATTTACTTTGATCTTGAAGATTTAATTTCTGAGATAATGGATATTCAGATCTTTCAATTGTTTGCAAGTATGGTTCTCCTTCGTATTTTCGAGGTCGTAAATTCCAAGAAGTAATTCCAACATCAAGCAAATCAGGTGTTTTTTTGCAAATATCTAAAGCTTTCAATCTTTGATTTGTATTTGATGTGACTCCGGCACCAGTTGTTGCGCCTCTGAAAACAGCTTTATTAATTTTATTTTTCCAATCGCTTTTAATTATTTTCGGATACTCTCTACAACTATATGGAAATACATTTCCAGTTTCTTGATAAACCGCGCGAGCCCAATCCTCATACGTTGGAAATGCGATGTCGGCAAAATTAGTAGAAGTTGAACCAGACAAAAGAGGTGCGTATTTGTCATATTTATGAGAAAGCAAAGGATAATGTTGTGAATCGTATATGTGATTGTATGGTTCAGTATCGTTATTTTTGAGTTGAGGATAATCTCGCCTGTTTACAAAAAATTCAATATCTGGAACATTTCTTTGTTCACATAACGTTTTAAACATATTAAATAAAGTAACTACATTGTTATCACCTTCATTTCTCTGATATTCAAATCTTACTATTGCATTATTTGCTATCCACTCATCAAGAGGAATATGATTTTGTGATTTAAAGTATCCACTTTTTTTAGACACATAATCTAAAAAAGATTGAACATTTCCTTTCCAATAAGGTGCTACTTGTAATCTGTTTGCAAATTCGTTTTTATAATGAGCATTTGAAAAAGGGAGAAATGTTTGAAGTTTGTTATTTGCGATTCTTACGAAGATGCCTTTTTTTAGCTTGTAAAATATATATTTGAATGTATTTGAAACAGCTCTAGAATCTAAATCTTTATATTTATTCCAAATAAATGGAATAACTTCCTTGTCTGAAAAAATATTTGAATTCATTTCTTCAATTGGAAAATCTTTTGGTGTTAAAGATTGTCTAATTCTAGATGAATTAAACTGATCAATATCTCCAGCTGTGTACATCGATTGTGTAAAATTTTTATACCTAGAATTTGTTTGTACTCTATCGCTGGGTCGCGAATTTTTTTTACAATTTTCCGGTTTTTGGGGGTTTTGAATCATTTTATTTTATTACAATAAACATTCTTATTCAATTTTCATTTTTTTTATCGCAATACGGTGAAAAAGCAGTCGAAAGGAATGGATGTAAGCGTCCAACAACATACTCCACATTATTCCAGCCGCTAATCTCATAACATTCTTCAATATTTAAAGAACGTGAAGAAAATGATTACAAGAAGCTGGCTCTCAATTATAAAATATATATTATTGTATAATAAAAACAAATCGTTAAATTTATAACCTTCAAGGGTGAAAAAAGAAATCAATCAAATATCCAAAATAAATTAAATTTAAAAATTCTGTTAATTAGAAAAATATTGCAATGAAAATAATATTCAAAATTTATGAAGAAAATTAAAACATTAATGAGCGAAGAGCAGCAATGAATCTGATGTGAAGATATAAATTATTAAATAAATCAAATTTTATATTACGACGAAAGTAATACAAAATAAAGTTATATTTTCATTTAAATTTATAAAACACCGACACCAAGGTTATAAGCGTTTGCTGATGCACCGCAAGGCATTGCTGATTCAGAAAATGATCCTGCCGGTCCTATCAATTCAGGTTGTCCATTTGATAACATGTTAGGAAAACCGTATTGACCATTAACAAATTGCGAACCTGAAATAAGTTGAGGTACTTTTATAGGGCCCAGTTCGTCATTAAAAGAATCACCGTAGTTTGTAGCATATCCTCCATTTTTAGATTTATGACCAATTGCTAACATAGGAACAGAAGAATGAGTTTTAAAATAAGGATCTGAACCAGCAGCCCAATTATTTTCATTCATTGAAGCAACAAAAGAATCATATGGCATTCCAGTTTTCCAACCTAAATTTGTAGGAACCATGGTACCGAAGGTGTCAGCTGCACTTTGCGCTCCAATTTTAATAAATTGTCCATTTCCATTTGAAGGGCTCATAGAGTAATCACTGACATCGCCGAATGGTCTGTATGTATAATATGTAGGATATGCAGTTCTAGCACCCATACCTGTACAATTACAAAAATCTTCTTTGCTTATACTATAAACTACGCCAATTCCAATAATAATTGTCACAATTGCTATAATAACATTTTGAGATAACATTTTTAGTCACATGGAAAAATAAAAAATAACACTAACTCCAATATTTTATACGCTGCCATTTTGCTTCGTCTAAATTATCTGATGGTTTTCCAGCTAAAATTGTTGCAATAAATGTAGTTTCGTCACATTTTATCTTGCTGGGGGTGGCATTTTCATTAATCTGATCATAAATTAATTTCAATTTATTTTTGGCTAATTTTAAATTAGGTTTTTGACTCATTTTTTCATTATCCTTAACCCATTTATCAATAACTTGTTTTTCGCTCATATTTTTCATCCACTCTTTTGAAACTTCAACTAATGGAAAAACTAAATTTATGTCTTCAATAGTTAATCCTGCGATTTTCATTTTTTGAATCTCTCTTTTTGACGGCACAGCTTGGGCCGGGAGTTTTGTGTCTGGTTTGTAAATGAGTTCTAACTCATTTAGTGTTGGTGTGGATGTAAATAATTTAAGAGTATTGAGATAATCTTGAGATTTGAAAATTAACCAATTATCATACCAAACATTTTGGAATGAAAACTTTCTATTTGAAATATTTCTCTGATCTCTTAAATATTCTAAAAACCTTCCACTAAGATTTTCTCCGCGATTATCATAATTAGTACCTAAAATTGGATCACCTTTATCATTCCAAATCAATTCTGAATTTAGAGTTGACTGTAATAAATGAAATAATATTTCGTTTTGCTTAAATTTAGCAAGAGTTGCTATTTCATTGTTTAATTTCAGTTTTTCTTTTATCCATATATTTTTTTCATAATTATACATTTCTTGCAAATTATTCAATGGAATCGCATTTACATCTATTTTGCGCGGTGCGTGGTCTAATTCTAATCTTTGAATCAATTTAAAATATGCATAATGAATAACTGTATTAAAAGTTTTATTATTTACTGTAACTTTTTCAGGAAAACTGGGTAAAAATGGATCTTGTGCGCCTATGTATATTTTAGGAGTATCTCCAATTTCTGGAGTTTTTAATAACGAATCAATATCTTTTTTTTCATTATTTATTTCTTCTAAATTTTTATCTGGTGTAAATTCCAATCTTGATGCGATCAAATTATTAATTTTATTTTTAAGATACAGATCATACAATTGATTTTCATATTTCTCAATATTCTTTTCTTTCACAATTTGCTGAAATTTTGCTTTTCTGTAATCTGCTTTTTCTACTTTTGGATACTCCGTTTCAAGCAGATAATTCAAATACACATCGAGCAAATGATTTTTGAATTTCTTAATATCATTTGTAAAAATTTTTTCTCGTAGCCGGAATTTTAAAATAGGAACAATATTGTTTACATTAATAAATATTTCATCACTGTAAGGCAGATCTGGCGGATTCTGAATTGCATATTGTATTAAATTCTCATATTTAGGATCACCATCTTCCGATTGAGGCCAATATGGATTTTCTAAAATTTTTTTTTCAACACCCGCAATTACTGAAAGAACTTCCTTTCTTGGCACTTCAATACCGCGAAGAGGATCAAAAATTACATTTTTGTTTCTTATAATATTCAACAACGATAATATTTTTGGATCGTCGTACACTAATTCTTTACCTCGAGTTTCGTAAAGACGAGCTCTGAGTCGAGGCTGTTGTGAAAAACGAATGCTGAGTCCATTTAAAATTTCTTTTTCATAATAAAGTGTATCATCTCTGTTTTTTAACAGTTGCATCGTTGCAAATGGATTATCATCTAATTGTTCGTTCATTAAAGCTTTAGTGTGATTATTAAACATATTTACGTAAACATAACTAGAAACGGAAGTCCAAGTGATACCGTCGGTGATAAAGGGTACATTAGCCTTGTTACTGAGCAATCCAAATGGTTGGGTATTCGGGTTTGAGAGTAGTATTGACATTTTATTTACAAATTTTTAATTTCTAAACTCATTTGAATTCATTTTTGCTGAACATAGTAAATTTACTAATGCTCAAAAAAATTTTTCACTAAAGAATTTTCGAGTAGGTATTTTAAAAATTGTTTGTTAATGGGTTTGTTGAATCTGAAAAGTATTTTCAAAATAATAAGTTAAAGGAGACGTTTGTAATTATGAAAAAAGATGAAAATTGTAATTAATCCATACATCGGATATTCAGATAATTTAGCTAATTCAATAGTTAAATTTGGTGGAATTTTAGAAAAACCAAAATGTGCAGAAGGATTGTGTTCAATTCCAGTGCCAGTTAAATTGATGACAAAAAAAAAAATTAATGAATTGGTACAAACACAAGCTCAACAACAAGGATCGGATCTTGATTTAATTATTGTTTCGCTTACTGAAAAAGATCAATTAGCATTAGTTAAAATGAGTAAAACTGAAGGTTGGGGCTCTTTGAAAGGGGTTAATGTAAAAATTGTTTGTGAGTTTGGATCATAAATTTTTGAATTAGAGAGTTTAGAAATCATCTTCAATAAGAGTAAAATGAACTGCAATTGTTATATTGTATCTTGGGCATATATACCAAAAAAAAAAAATAATAAATTTAAATTTAAAAAAAAAGCTGGCGGAATATTAAAACATAACAATAGACTGCTTTTAGTTCAATCTCGTGGTAATAAGTGGGGTTTTCCAAAAGGAAGTTTAGAATTAAATGAATCAGTGTTAGATTGTGCTCTTAGGGAAGTTCAAGAAGAAACGTCTTTGTTAATACCATTTACCGAGGATGATAAAAAATATTATTTCAATGATGTTGTATTTTTTTACAAAAATTTAGAAGGCGTGCCATCAATAGATCATCAAAAAATAAAAAAAATAAAAAATAATGATTGTTCAGGAATTGCGTGGATTGATTTGGAATGTTTGGAAAGAATAGACGAGCAATTTGATTTGTTGTGCGTTCATAATATAAAAATAAATTCATCATTGAAAAAATTTATAAAAACAAATTTGAAATATTTAAAAAATGAAAAATTTTAGGACCGGTAAGGGTCATAAAATATTTTAAGGTAGAATGATTTTTTAAGACGAATTTTTTAATTTCTTCTGTGATCTTATTTCTTGAACATATGTTCGTTCTTTTAAACAAAAATCGCAAAAATCATTTTCACTTGATTTTAAAATTTTACATTTAATGCAATTGTGTTTACAATTGGTACATAATAATGAATTATTATTATTTTTTTCTTTACATCTTCTACAAATATTATAGTCTGTTGTATCAATACCTATTTTTTTACAACAAACAAATCCTGTTATTAATATTATTTCATTGAAAAAATTTCTAATATAATATTTTTCATGTTGTTTTGTATCTTTGTGTTCACAAATAAATTTTTTTTTAATTGGAAGAAATTTTATTTTATATTTTTTAAGATTATGATTTAAAAAGATTTTCTTCTTTAAATCATTAAAAGGAGTTTCTATATCATCAATAAATAATTTAGAACCAATATACTCCCATTCTTTTATAAAATTTTGTTTGTCTATAGAATGATTTTGAAGAGCTTTTTTAAATTTATAAAAATCTGTTTCACACATTTTCATTTAAAAATTTATTTTTATTTTCATTTTTCATTTTTCAATTTTTATTGTTTAATTTAAAAATTTATAAAAAACAGGTTAAATATGAAAGACTTCTTCAAAAAATGAGCCTATCATTAACACATGAACAAAAGGAAAAATTACAAAAGTTAGAGAAAGAAATACAACTCAAACATGAATATGAAATTAAAAGTCTTCCTCGTAAAGAAGCATCATCTAAAGCTACTGGTATTCCTATAGATATCATTGATATGGATGTTATTAAGATTGGAATTCTTTTGGGATTGATTAAAAAAAAGTCTATACTTGAAGGAAAAGAGGCAAATACGACAAGTTCTTTGTTAGATTTATTTATCGGATCAGACGACAAAACAAAAAACATCGACTACTCAAATATTCCACCGCATTATCGAAATACTCAACAAAAAGTGTCGGAATCAGAAAAAATTGAATATCATCAACAATTCGTACAACAACAATGCAACTATTTTTCCGAAATCACTATGAATACAATTAAAACACAATTGAACCTGATTCAAAAATATATTTTAATAAATCTCGAAGAATTGACTATTTCAAACTTTGTAACAATTGTTACAGATAATATGGATGTTGTTTTTGAAGAATTACTTGAAAGCGGTGACGGCGCTCCTCGTTCGGACTCGGATGATTTAGAATTATGGACCGTTTTATCAGTTTTAAGAAATAGTTTACTGGGTCCTTTAAATATTTGTGAATACAAAAAAATTATTGTAGATCAAATAGTTATTCTTCGAAAACATAACAAAACTCATAAAAATATTTTAAATCATTTATCCCTTATTGAAGCCAGATTAATCCTTTATCCTAGTAGCTTAAACATATTAAATGGACCACTCTGTAATAACGATTTTACAAAATTAATTAATGAACTTCAATTTAGAACTTACACGAAAAACCCCAAGCTTCAACCTTTTGACGTAGAAGATATTCTTAAACACTGCTGCACTCCTTCATTATTAAATTTACCACTTGATATTGTTGTAAAAATTAGCTTATTGAATCCTTACATGAATAATTCGATAGGATATTTAAATAATTTGCCGAAATCACAAGGGTCTTTTTATGTATTAAGTAGTATAAATTCGGATGGAAGTAGATTGTGGGTTTTAGATTATAAAATTAAAACATTTTCTATGATATTTATCAAGTCTATGACGCAATATTTAATAAAAATATTTCGAACTTTTTATAAAGAATGTTTTGATACAAATGATTATATTCCTAATTTTTATCATCAAACAGCGACGACACATTTTGATGTTTTTTTGAACATCATTAAAAATATTGTTTTTGTTTCAAATCACTCCTTATTTAATGAATTTTTGAAAGATGTCATCATTCAAAAATCATGTATTATTCCGACTGAATACGATTTTTTTAATCATTTAATATATTATGATGATGATGAGAAAGATTGTGATAAAGAAGGTGGTGATAATTGCAAAATAAATATAGAATCGCTTTTTGACACATCAATAGATGCAAAAACTGTAAAAATATTTGAACAGATAAACTTTTAACGAAAATAAATTTTGTAACTATTTTGTAACTGGTTATTATCATTATATAAATAAGTTATGTTCAATAATCTTTGTTAAAAAATGTCGTTTAAAATTCCAATTCCTAAAAATAACGCCGACCCCGCCAAATTATCTACGTATTGTTATATCAAAGCAGACGAAGATCATAATGATCTTCAAGATTTATTTGATGGTAAATACATTAAATCTCAAGAAATTTGGAGATTTCCTAAAAATTTGGAACAACAAGTTTATAATTTTTTAGAAGACCATCCCGCCCACCATCCAAACTTATCTACGTATTGTTATATCAAAGCAGACGAAGATCATAATGATCTTCAAGATTTATTTGGTGGTGAATACATTAAATCTCAAGAAATTTGGAGATTTCCTAAAAATTTGGAACAACAAGTTTATAATTTTTTAGATTGTAGTTCAACCGAAAGCGAATCGGATGATATCAATACCTCAATAATCGTCTCCGACAGACCCAATAAGAAACGACGTAATAGACTTCATAGAGCTAATAGTTTTAATGCGTCTGATGATTCTAACGATGAATGCGATAGTCTTGATGGAAATTTTCGTAGACATCGACAACCAATTGAAAAAGTATTAGTAGAAAGCAACAAATTAAAAAAAGAAGCTGACAAATATTAAAAATTTATTTAATTTAATTTATTACCCATCACCGAGTAATAAATATTTTTTTATTTTTTTTTATTTTTTTTTTATTTTTTTTTTATTTTTTTTTATTTTATATATTTTTATTTGTTTTGTGAATAATAAAGAGTCCATAATTGTTTTCCCAATTTTGCTATTTCATTGTGATGTTCAGGATATTTCCAACTTTCTTTTATCCAGTTTGTTCCATATTTTGCTCCAATTAAATCACCTACAATTTTTGCAATTGTGTCTGTATCTCCTCCTACATTAGCAGCCATAATTAATGCATCAATAGGTTTATCGTAATTATAAAGAAAACAAGTTAAAACTAGAGTATAGCAATGAATTGCTTTAATTTGCATGAAGTCATACCCGAATATATTTTTAGTTACATTAATTTTTAAATAATCTTCAATCGAATCTATATATATTGGATTGAAGAATGTTGAATTGAATACGGTTTTTTTGAATACGGTTTTTTTATTTTCTAAATTAATTGCAATTAATAATGGATATAGATTTGAATTTTGTAACATTTGAACTATAGAAAGAGCATACGAATATAATTCATCAGGAGTGTCACATGAATTATGTAGCAAATATTGTATTAATTTTACATGCAAAAAACTCGTATCAATTGCATCTTTACTTTCTCCATGTGTACAATAGATTGCGTTTTGTATTTTACTATACAAATCTTTATCATTGGCTACTTTAATCAAAGCTAAGGGTGCAATTCTCATAACAGAACCATTAGTATCTGAATTGCTTGCCGGCATACAGTCGTGCCAATTACTCAAGAGAAATTTAGTTTTTTTTGAATATCCTCTTTTACTGTATTTTACAATGTTTTGATACATATTATGTACAGTTGGAACCATAGAATGATTTGTGTTATTATAATACTTTATCAAATACTGAGCTAATATAATTGTCAATTCTGTGTCGTCAGTAAACTTAGTGTTTATAAATTCTTTTGTAATTCGTTTTCTGGTTCTAATTTGATCGAATGTTAAATTTTCATTGTAAGATCCAAGAACATCGCCAACACAGCCGCTTATAAGGACTCCAATGAATTGTGATTCAGTAGGCCCTGTAGCGCAGGTAATATTTGAATTTGTCATCTTTTAATCTTGTTATATTTTAATCCTTGTTTTTACAAACCACATTTCAATTTTTATTTTTAAATAAACTTTTATAATTTTAAATATTTCAATTTTTATTTTTAAATAAACTTTTATAATTTTAAATAAACTCTACGAAATTCTTGAATCCTAATTTAAATTTTTGAATAACGACCATTGGCATCGCGTTTCAGGGAAATGGGTTTTTGTTCATATCCTACTAATTTTTTCATCAAATCTGTTATTTCAATTGAATCTTTTTCTACCATTGGAACTGTTTGACCTGGATATAATCTTGGCTTTTTTCCGAAAACTTTTATTTTGTGTGGCCAATGATTACATGTTCGTTGTTCTTCAAAATATTTTATTCTTTTTTTAATTTGATTTTCAGACGCTTGTGATCTTGGCACCATACACACGTAAGGTGTGCATCTAATGCTTTTCTGATTTCTTTCTTTCTGTGGTTCCATTCCTTGATGAATTGTTCTACTGTCCCATAAAACTAAAGATCCAGCTGGAGCTTTAACGCAATTTTTTAAATAAGAATTTTCATCTTTTTTTTATTTCATTTTTTAAGAAACCTCAGAGACTCAACTTTTTACGCTTTCCATCATCCTGTCAACTCTTTAAATTTTTATCACTTGAATTGAAAATGAACAATAATAATTTATTTATAGCCGAATGTTGTCCAATATGTTTGGAAAAAATAAAAAAATGGACTTTTTGGGTTTCTCAAAGGTCTAAAACAATAAGGTGTTGGCTAAATATTAAAAAAATTGCATGCGGACATATATTTCATTTAAAATGCATCAATATGATTTATAAATCCCAATGTCCATTATGTGAATATCCAATTTTTAATCAAAATGAAGAAGCAATATTAAAATGCAACGACATCGCAAAAATAACAGATCTTTTAAAAACTTATTTCGATTACGGAGAATTCAAAAATCTTTATTTCTATATCATTAAATCTTTATCTACCCTTTCAATTTCTTCTAATCGACGTAAGCGATATATAAAAATTTTAACATTAGCGTATAAACATTGTGATTTTACAAATATACTTGCAGCAAGTTTAGAGGGCACCAAAAGTTGTTGCGTGGTCACATACGAAGAAATAGACGAATTAATTCAAAAGGCTCGAATTAATTGGCACAAAACTTTCAACGGAAAAACTTTATTTGAACTTGTAACTGAAAACACAGATAATTTATCTATAATAAATCTTATTCTTCATAAACTTCATGAACCACCGGTCGGGACGGTGTCGGAGGATCCATTTCCATCTGCTCCATTAAATTTATAAAAATGAGTTAACAATTTTTTTTCATAACCAAAATGAATTTCGAAAATATTTTAGTGATCGGTATCTGTTTCGTTGCAATTGCTATTGTTACATATTATTTTTATAGCAAATACACATCTCAACAAAATGATATGAACGCGTTAAGCAAACGATTTGAAACAATTGAAATGATGTTTACTATGCCATCTCCTCAAAAAGAATTATCAGATATCTATAACAGAAAATACACCAACCCTAGTAGGGGAACCGGAAGCGGCTTACCGTACCAACAAATGGAACCACTTGTGCCATCTAAAATATCGTGTGAAATTGGATTGTGTGATTTACAGCCTCTTCAACTTGAAACAAATGGGAGCTGCGAAAAAACTCAAATTGATAAAATTGACGATGACGAACTAAAAAGTTCATGAAAAAATTTATTAAATTTATATCCTGCAGGATATAAATAAATATTCCGATAAATAAATATTCGAAGTTTTAGTTTTATGTTGATATTTTTATACATTTTCGATATGATGTATAACCGTTTTCATCAATAGCTATTACATCACCGTGTTTGAACCAATAATATCTTGCAATAATATCGGAAGTTAAAATAATTGGAAATTTATTCCATTCAGATGGTTTATTATCAATTTTTTTGTGAGGTGCAACAATTTCAATCGGATCATAAGACATTTCATCAAATGAAAAAATTTCAAATTGAAACGGACTTTCAGTATTTATACTTTGTTTTGCATCTGGTGTCAATGAAAAAGCGTAAATAATTATAATGTGTTTAGTTTTTGTAATTGCTATAATTGATTTAATGACTTGAATTGTAACTTTACTATGTTCAATAAAAAAAACCGTGACTTCATCACCTTCTTTTGAAGCAATAAATCGTGGTTTTTTTCCACATTTATCATCTTCAGTAAATTTAATATTTGTGTATTGTCTTCTTTCTAACATTTTTTTTGTCATTATGATTACAGTTTCCATGTTTAATAAAACTATATTATTATTTCATTTATTATTTCAATTATTTCATTTATTTCATTTATTATTTCAATTTATTATTTCATTTATTATTTCAATTTATTATTTCATTTATTATTTCATTTATTATTTCATTTATTATTTCATTTATTATTTCATTTATTATTTCATATATTTTGTTGTGTTCTCCAATTGTTACGTTTTCCAATTTGATGTGGGTGGATTTTGTATTTTGTCAATGAATGTGTTCTCCGATTGTCACGTATTTTCCATCTTTAAATTCAACAGTTTGTATTTTAATATCTGATAATTTTACAATTGATGATGTAGTTGATTTTGGTCCAACCGGTAAAGTACACTTACAATTTTTAAAAATATATTTATTTTTTTCAACAATTCCGTTTACAACTAATATTTGAAACATACCTTCTACATCTAATAAAATTCTTGTTCCTTGACTAAATAATATTTTGTTAGATATATATTTTTTGCCAATTATAGGTTTATAAATTTCTGCGTGATAATCAATAATAAAAATATTGCTTGAATCAGACATCGATATTTCTGAATCTAATATTTTCATTTTTAAAATATGATTGATAAATCCATATTTTTTTGTACATGTTTTTTCTCTAATTTTTTTAAGATTATCCAAGAGATGTTTTTCAATATTTGAATCAATATATTTTGATTCAATTGTTATTTTTTCAACAATATTGATGATTTCACAGTTTTTAATATTTAATACTATCATTACTCTCTCTTACTTTATTTTATTTAATTCATAAATGCAGTAATTCATTTTTTATTTAAATAATAACAAATGTTCTAAAAAAAGCAAGTCATGGAAATTGAAAAAATAATTCTTGTCACTGGAGGAAGCGGGTTAGTTGGAAATGGAATTAAATCTGCAATTCAAAATGAAGAAAACTTGTCATATCTTATAAATCCAGAAAAAACGGTCAAAGTAAGATGGATATTTTTATCTTCAGAAGATGGTGATCTGAGCGATTGCATTCAAACAGAAGAAATTTTTAAAACATATAAACCGACTCATGTCATACATTTGGCGGCAATGGTTGGAGGGTTGTTTTACAATATGAAAGCAAATCTAGACTTTTTTCGAAAGAATATGTCAATTAATGATAACGTTTTGCAAATGAGTTTCAAATACAATGTACAAAAAGTTATTTCGTGTTTGAGCTCTTGTATTTTTCCTCATGAAATTACATCATACCCCATCACAGAACATATGATACATAACGGAAAACCTCATAATTCAAATTTTGGTTATTCATATGCAAAACGAATGATTGATGTTATGAATCAAGCATATCAAGAAATTATTGATAAAAGTGATAAAAAACGAATTTTTACATCAATTATTCCATGTAATGTTTACGGACCCCATGACAACTTCGATCTAGAAAAAGGTCATGTAATTCCAAATTTGATTCACAAAGCTTACTTATATAAAAAAAATCAAGATTTTGGGAATTTCAATTTAATGGGAACAGGAAAAGCTAGAAGACAATTTATTTATTCAACAGATTTAGGAAAATTATTAATTTGGGCAATTTTTAATTATGAAGAAAGAGAACCTATAATATTAAGTGTAGATGAACACGATGAAATTTCAATTAACGATGTTGCACAAATTATTTTAGAATCAATGAATATAAAAAAAACACAAATAACATCATCAACAAATAAAGAAGAAGATGGTCAAATTAAAAAAACAGTCAGCAATGCAAAAATGCAAAAATATTTGCCAGATTTTAAATTTACACCAATTGAAATTGGAATTAAAAATACAATCGAATGGTTCGAAAATTTTAAAAATAAAGAGTTGAATTGAAAATTTAGAAATATTTCATTAAAAAATCTTCCATATTCATAAAAATGATTTCTCCATCAATATGCAAAGAATGGATTAAAAATCCTACAATTAATCCTCGAACACATCGAAAAATATCCCCACAAGGAAAAATTTATAAAAATTTTGAGAAAGATTGCAATAAAACCCTTAAGATGAGGCGTCTGCCATCTGATGATATGCGTAGAGTACCCTTGCGTGTGGAGCGGGTATGCGAAGAATGGTTTAAAAATCCTAATATCAACCCAAGAACAAAAAGACGAATAAAAAATAATGGACTAGTTTATAAAAATTTAAAAATCGAATGCGGGGATAAACAAAAGCGTAAGTCCTTGGGAGCTAAGGGTAAAGTCTATAAAATTATAGATGATAATGATGAAATTATAGATAAAATTATAGATAATGATGAAATTATAGATAAAATTATAGATAATGATGAAATTATAGATAATGATGATAATGATGAAATTATAGATAATGATGATGAAAATGGAGATTATAAATCACGAATTATTATAGGAAATCGTGTGATTCAAAATTTAAATGAAATAAATGCAGATCAATGGACTATGTGTATGACAGGATCGAGTTCTTCTAAGTTTAAAAATTATTTTAAAGATGTAATCGAGATTGGAAAAGGGACGTTTGGTCAAATTTATTTAACAACTTTAAATACTGAAAAAATTATTGTGAAAGAAGCAAATTTAAGTAGATTAGAAGAAAATATATTAAGAAAAAATGTATTCCTGAAGGATAAAAGTCTTGAAGAGCTTATTGAAAAAAAAAAGAAAAATATATTTCCAAGGGAACATAAAAATTTAAGTTACGTGAATGAACTTTTGTTGAGCAAAAAATGTCCTAATTTTTTATATACCTACAAAATGTCATTGTGTGATGGATGCAAAGTAGTTGGATTATTTACCAAAAAACCATCCGTGCGCGCCTGTTATGTAACATTTATGGAACCTGCTGATTTTGATTTAGCAAGTATTAATAAACGCATTAATATTAATCAACAATTTAGTATTTTTTATCAATTGCTGTGTTCTGTATATTCAATTCATCATTATTATGCAATGTATCATACTGATATTAAATCACGTAATATTCTTGTTAAACGCATTAAACCTGGAGGTTGTTTTAAATATGTTATTGGTGATAAAACATATTACATAGAAAACACTGGGTTACTGGTGTTTTTAGCTGATTTCGGAGTCGCACACTCTTTATCACCGAAGTACGATTCTCTTGGATTTTATGGAACTCGAAATGCGGAAGTTGTTGAATCAGGACAAAGGCCTTTGTGGAGTCCTTTTGAAACCAAATATTTTGCAGATTATGGTAATTTAACGCGTCCGAAATTGAGTAAACCTATATACATTAAGTGGATTGACAACAGAAGTTCTACCATACGTGTAATTCCAGGAACTTTTAATAAATTTGGGAAAACAAAAATATTTCCTAACATTTCTATTGATTTATATGATAATAGACGTTTTCCATGTTTTGAATTCTTTAACGACATTCAAGACACAATTCGAACATTTATAGGAGGTAAGCAAATGTTTCAAGACGGAACACATCCAGGTATGAGTAATTTACATAAAGATTTCAAAACTACTCTCGAAATATTTGGGTTTTTGAAATATCAAGAAAACATGTACTACATTAAAGGATCAGTTAAATACGTTTTAGCAGAAGAAATGTTACGGGATTTGTATAAAGAACCACAAAAAATTGATTACATTATTGACACTTATTATCTTTAAACCCTCATTTATTTAGTTTAGTGCTTGAAGACTCTGGAAATACCTCGGAGATGCATGTATTTTTTATAACTCGATAATTGTACCGCCACAAGAAATTCAAAAAGAAATAGATATTAGAATATTCTAATAAACAAGTCAATAAATTACCAAAGGATGAACAAATTAAGAATACGGATGAACATGGATAAAGGAATGGATGAGTATGAATTACGTTTTTTAAATTCGGGAACGTATTTTTAAATCCCGCAAAGGATATAAAAGATTTTTGTTCTTAAAATTACTTGTGTTTTTTTACTCTTGATTTTTTTTCTGCTGAATTTTTAATAATTGCTGTTGAATTTTTAATAATTGCTGCTGAATTTTTAATGATTCCTCTTGCATTTTTAATAATTTTTTATTTTGAAAATACGATGTTATTGTTCCAATTATTCCAATTATTCCAATTATTCCAAAACCTGTTAAAATGCATATTAAAGGAGTTTTTGAATCAATTAGAAATTGTTTTATATCAATTATTAGTTGTGAAATTTTTTCAACTGATTCATATTTATCAATTTTTGCCAAAAAAAGATTTATTGAATCAAGAGATCCTGGTAATTTATCATTTAATGTGTGAAATGTATTTCGTATCCAATTTTTAAGTGCTTCATCAAGTCCAATTATATTTTTTAGTTTTATTGCAGTTTTCATACCTGCGTCTTCGAACATTGTATTTTAATTTAATTTTTATTCATTTTTAAAACCATTTTTCATTTTTTAACATTTCTAAAATTCTAAGGTTTGAAAGTCGAGAACCATTTCTTTATATTCGTAATTTTTGAGGTAGCGCCGGCCGTGCTTCGCGCGGTACTTGCTCTTTTATTTATCATGTTTCCATAAATTTTGAATATTATTTTCATTTTATTTATAGAATTTAACATTCAAGTAAACCTTCTAAAAAATTACGAAATAATAGGATCTCGCATATATTTCATTAATCCTTCTTCATCGTCTGGAATATTTGCATTTTTGCGAGCTGTCATGTATTTTTCCATATAATTTTCTTCATATTCGGGATTTTTTGATTTCATATCAATCAACCATTTGACACAATTATTTTTGAGATTGATGCATTCTTTTATTTTATTTTCATGAGAAGCTATTTCATTTTTTAAAGCAGCAAGTTTCACACGATTGGTTATATAATTTTCTTCTTCTTTAGCAAACGGATCCATTGTTACATCCTGCATCAATTCATCTTGTTGTTGTTTTAACTCATTCATCTCTTTTTGATCTTTACGTCTCTTTTCTCTCACATTTTGACTTATTGTGTGTTCGGTTTGATTTTGAAGATCTACTTCATTCAACTCATTTGAAAACCCTTCAGTAACTAATGGAAATGGTGTACCAATGATGCAAGTAAATATTGAGTTTGTAGAGTCGACGTCTTTAATAAGTTCTTCAGCTTTTTGTTCGGCTTCGAGTTGTGTGAAGAACGAACCTCTGATTTTTGCAACGCCTTTAATAACTTGTTTTCTAGATTGTAATTCGTGAAGTTTTTCTAATTGTAAATTTGTTAGAGTTGTTTTAATTTCATCCAAAAAATTTGACATTTCATGATCTGGTAATTCAATGTAAGAAAAAAGAGCAAATCTGGGCTCACCTGCTTTTTGAGGATCTATAAATTTTCGATTAATTTTTGGAAAATAATCTATATTTTTGAATAAAACTCTTTTGGCATTTATCATTTGATTTTGAGAAAGCGATGGTTCGTTTAAATTATGTGTTGGTTTGAACGACATTTTTAATAAATAACAATGTTTCATAACTCATTTTTTTATTTTTGAAAAATCATAATGACATTAATTTTGATTTTTTTTGTAAAAAATTAATAAAAAATTAAAAACAAAACATGAGTACTACAATTCTTATTCACGATAAAGATGAACTTCCCACTTATCAATCTTTATCTACACCCAAAACATCAAACGAACGTTATGAATTTTCTGAATATTTTCAGAAACCATCACGACTCAACAATAATCAACCATCATATATTTTGCATTGTTGTTACTTCACTTTCTTTATTTTAACAATTATTGCAATTAGTTATGGAGGTTATTACTATTTCAAACCCACCTCGCAGAGCAGTTCCGACGGCCCAAGTACAGCACTACTACCCTTCGCTGGGAAGGAGTCAAACAATCATCACTATAAATTGATTTCTAGTGAAAGTAATAGTGACGACAATGATGACAGTGATTACAATGACAGCAGTGATGATAACAATGATGATGATGATAATGACGCACTTTATCATGCTCTTCAAAAAATAATACAACAAAAAAATGCAACCAAATCAAATGCTTTCCCGAAAATTCATGAAAGCTCGAGTCCTTTTGGATCTAAGATTGAAATATCGGATGTTGATGGAGATGTTGATATTGGAAAATAAATTTAAATTTTAAACCCGTTGGGTTAAAAATTCGAATTCGAAATTAGTGCAAAGAAAATTATTATCTTTTTTTAAGATTGTGAAAAATCTTAAAATTTCTCAATATAATCCTTTGAGAAATTTTTGAGAAAAAATGATAAAAAGCGGCTTAAGTTTTGCATATAAAATAAGAAAAAATGTTCAGAGCGGTAACTAAATATGCAGGAAAATTCAAAGCATTATTTGAAGTTCTTTTTCAAAATATGACAACAGTATGTTTTACGATAAACAAAGAAGGAATGTTTTTAGAACATTTAACAACACAAAATCTCGTAATATCAGTATTTTTACCTGCAGACAATTTTGAAGAATACATTTTTGATTACGACGAACCTATTCACATTGGACTTGGATCACATATTAACAAAGAATTTTTCAAATATGTAAAAAATAAAGATATAGTAACTTTTTCAATAACAAAAGAATTTGTATTTGATTTTGAAAAGAAAAGTGAAATTGACGATTGCGTACAATCATTAGCAGTAAGTATTGAAAATATTCAAAATATAACACCTATAAATCATGGTGAATATCAATCAACGTCAGTTAAAATTTCAAGTATTAATTTTAATCAAATGTGTAGATCTTTTAATTCTCCCATGTTAAATGTCACTCGAACAAATGGACAAATATCATTTTCGTTTGAAACCGGTATTTCAACAAAATCTTTAATTTTTGGAAAGGAAAATTTAACAGACACCCGTTTGTCACATCAAACTTATTATTCCGATCAATTTTCAAGAATTAGCAAAATTAGTTCATTCATATCCGAACCCATTGAAGTTTACGCAGAGGAATTATTACCACTTTATCTCCACTGTACTAGTTTTATTGGATACATGAAAGTATTTATATCACCACGTAATCTTGATCAAGAAAATTAAATTAAAATTACGCGTACATCCTGGAAGTGTGACCAGTGTAACCTGTGTTGGCCCTGTTACCCCAGTTGAACCCGTTTGTCATCGCCCGTTGACCCTGTTACCCCAGTTGCCCTGTATTCAGTGTAACCTGTTGGTCCTAGCTAGTTGAACCCGTTTGCCCTGTGTTTTTTCAAATTTTTAAATAAATGTTTTTTTCATAAATTTAAAAAGTTGATTTTATAAATTCAAAATAACAAAAAGTTATCATCAACAAATAAAAAAATGGACAATCTCAATAATAAAAAGATATCTGAATTAAAGGATATAGCTCGTCAAAATAAATTAGCTGGTTTCTCATATTACACTAAAAAAGCAGATCTCATTCAATTTATAATTGACAATTTAGCACCTAGACCTAGATCACGATCACCATCATCTAGATCACCAAGAAGACCTAGATCACCATCACCTAGATCACCAAGAAGACCTAGATCACGATCACCATCACTTCCAAAGATTCGAAGAATTCAACTTGATAAGAAAGTATGTATGACAAATTTGAAAAGTAATATAATTGAAGTTGCGAGAGATTATGGAATTAGTATAAAAAAATTAAACGGTAAAGAAAAAACAAAACAAGAATTATGTGATGAATTGAAACTAGTTTCGGCTCCTGTTATTCAACCTAAAGTACCCATCACCCAAAAAGCAAGAGAAAGAAGTCCAGTTGCAGGTCCATCAACAGAACCGTTAGTGCCGCATATAATTGTCAAACAACTCGTAAATTCAAATGATCCTTTTACATCAAATGAACTTTTGAAAAGAGTAAAAAAGGATGAATTAGTTCAATACGCCAACAATTTGGGTTTAATGAAAGCTAAAGCGATGACGAAACCAGTCATTTTGAAAAATATTATTGATATCATTAACAATCGCAGCAGCAGTCGAAGTCGCAGCAGCAGTCGAAGTCGCAGTAGTCAAAAATCAGCAAATGATTTGATACTTGAAGCAAAATCATTAATAGCAGATGCCGAAGAAAAAATTGAAACAATTGATCCTGTTGAATTACCAAGAGATGAAATAAAAAGAGTAATTGAGGCAGAAGAGATATTGGCAGATGCGGAAGAAATGATAGAAGAAGCTGCTAAAAAAACAAATGATGATGAAGAAATAATAGATGATGACGACGAAGAAATTTTAAGTATTGAAAGGCCTTTAGATTTTGTAGAAGAAACTGTGAAAGAAGATCGAATAGCAGAAATGGTGAAATTAAAAAATAGAGTTATTCCACCAGAACGTCGAATGTATATTGAACAATTGTTAGAAGAAATTCAACAACCAGAAGAAATAATTAGTAATATTGCTATAATTCAGCGTAAAGTATTTAATTGTTTGGGACTAATCAATTAAAAATTATTTCTTTTTAAATTCTTTTCGAATTTAAAAAAATGCCTTCTTAGATTTATTTAAGTAATTGATTGAAAAATAAAAAAGAATGGAAAAAGTAAAAATAAAAATGATGTGTAATTGGATGAGTGGAAAAGAATTGTGTGAGTATTGGAACAAGTTAACAGATGGAAATTATACATATTCAAAAAATAATAAAGAAATTAAAATATTTGGTGAAGATTTAAGTTGTGATGATGCAGATTATATAATTGTTATCAATAATTCCAATGATTATGTTTATAGTGAAAAAAATTTATACAAAACAATTTTTGCGAAAATGGAACCAATTTTTGTTTCAGATTTTTGGAAACATATTGATGGCCGTTTTTTAAAAGCAAAAATAGTTCATGGTTCTGACGACCCCCCTACAAAAAATGTAATAAATCGCAATTTATTAGAGTGGTTAATATCAATTCCAAGAAAAGAATTAGAAAAATCAGACTACTCTCAAAGAAAGTCAAAAGAAAATCGAATTTCATCAGTTATATCTGGAAAAAATCAAGATGAAGGTCAAAAAATTAGAATAAATTTTGCATTGTTTGCTCAAAATTATATGGAATGGGATAATTTTGGCCACAACTCACACTCAATACCTTGGAAAAATTATTTAGGATCAATTGAACAAAAAGAAAAAGCTCTTATTCCATATAAATATAGCTTTAATTGTGAAAACAATTTTATTAATGGTTTTGTAACAGAAAAATTGATTGATTGTATCTTATGTGAAACACTATGTTTTTATTATGGATGTCCAAATGTCACAGATTTCATTAATGAAAATGCATTTGTTCTTTTGGATCTCGGACGGGAAAATGATTCTTGCGAAGAAAAACAGAAGTTGTGGATTAAAGCGGTTGAAAAAATAAATGATGCAATTAAAAACAATTTATGGGAAAAAAGATTATCAAATATAAAAGCTGAAAAAAAAAGAATACTTTTAGAAACAAGCATGTTTCCAACCATTTTTAATCTTATCTTCTAAATGGGGGTAATATATTTTTTGATAATTAGTTTGAGAAATACTAAAAGACTTAGTAAGATAAGAAATATAAATAATGTCATTTCAAGAAATAGCTGCTTTTTTTATAAGAGATCAATGTTTATTTGGAGCATATCCAACACAGCATCAAATTCACGAATTAGAAGAATGGGGAGTAGATTTAATAGTTAATTTAACAAGCAGATATGAAAAAAATATTAGACCATATTCAACATTTGTAAAAACTATAAACTTTATAATTTCAGATAATAAAGCACCAGAAAATGTACTAGAATTCTGTGCTTTGATCATTCACATTACAAAATTGATTGATCAAAATCAAAAAATTTATATTCATTGCAAAGGAGGCCATGGCCGATCTGGCGTGTTAGTCGCATCTATTCTATGTTACAAATATCGAATTATGCCACATGAAGCTATACAATTAACTACCAAATATCATTCAACACGGCCCATTCACGCTCGAAGACCTAAAATGAACGAATACTGGAAAAGTAAAGGCTCTCCTCAAACAAAGGAACAAAAACAATTTGTAGCTTCAATTTTTCATCCCTATGTTATAACAAAAGAATCTCCTTTTAATCAAAAAGGAATATGGCTTCGAAACACTTTTCCGAAAAACCTAACTCTGTCAGATATCATTGCTTTAGAAGATGGACTAAACGATGCAACAAAATCAATTATTAAGTTTTGTGAGAGCTTTATTGGACCCAACGATCCATACTACAAGGCTTTGAAATGGCCTATTAATGATCTTATAGATTCATTTTTATTATCCACGAATTTAGGACCAATTACTGGAAATAATGGCAATGAATTAGAAAAATATCGTAATTTATTAATTGAAAATTTAGTATTTTTTTCATAATCCTACCTATTTAGTTTATAGCCTATATATAGTTTATAGCCTAGTACCTATTTATCGAAAAAGTTCCTTAAAAAGTGATATGTAACACTTCTCTTCTGTAGTATTAATTTTTCCTCAAAAGGAGAATCAGGAATATATTTATAATTTACTACTATTTTATAACAAACTTTTGAAAAGTTATAAAATTTTACATGAAACTAATTTTGAAGTCTATTTTTAATACATTTAAACAATAGAAATTTAAATTAAAAAGAAAAATGTCAAATAATGATCGTATTCTTGAAATTATCTTAAATAAAATTTTAAAATTTAATAAAGAAATTTCAACAAATCAAAACAAAATCCAAAAAAATCGTAAAAAAACATTAACAAAATCAGTTGCTAAAAAAGAAGCGATAAAGAAAATTGAAGATGATTTAATAAATAGTAGCGCAAAATTTTTACTACAAAAAAATATCCTTTAATAATATGGACAATTTACAAATATGTCAAGAAAATTCGGTGATGGTAAATTTAAAAAATTATATGGATTTGATACTTTTGGAATATTAATATATTCGGGCCATTTTTCAAAATTATAATAATGAATAATTGCATCAAATGTTTGCTTTGTAATAAAATTTTTAATAAAATTTTTAAAATCCTTGAATCCTCCATATTTGTAAATTGTCCATAAAGTAGCATCTGGAAACTTTGAAAAAAATAACAAATCTTCAATTTTCAAATTAATAATTTTATTATCTTTGGTTGTCAGTTCTAAATCTTCATCATAATCAACATTCTCATCATATTCAAAAACTGTCATTTTTATTTAATTAATATTTGATTTTTGATTTATTTAATTTAATAATAATTAAAAAAAGAAAACACATGGGTATCAAACATTTTTTTACTTGGTTTAGAAACAATGAACAAACAAAACAAGCTATTTACAATAAACCTCCACAACATATTGATCATATATTGATTGATATGAATGGAATTATACACGAATCGGCTCAATTTGTATTTAAATATGGTAAATATAGTTCAAAAATTCAAATACCGGTACGATTTAAAAATAAAATTAAAGCACCAGCAATTGAGAATTTATATTCAAAAATACATGAAAAAATTAATGAAATAATTCAAACTGTTAATCCTCAAAAATCCATATATTTAGCAATTGACGGTGTTGCTCCGAGATCCAAACAAAATCAACAGAGACAACGACGTTTTAGAGCAGCTATGGAAAAAAAACGGGAGCCTACCGCCGTATTTGATTCCAATTGTATTACAGCTGGAACAAAATTTATGTCTGACTTGTCTTCAAGTTTGATAAATCTTAATTGGGTTAGAATGCCCTTGGGAGCGAAAGTTGAAATAAGAATTTCAACAGATTCGGAACCAGGAGAAGGAGAACATAAATTAATTAATTGGATTCGTCAAAATTCAAATAATGATGATGATTATTGCGTGGTTGGTGTTGATGCTGATCTTATTTTGTTATGTTGTCTATTGAAAACGGAAAATATATTTATCATGAGAGAAGGCGAGTATGTAACAAACTATATTGATATCGCACTAGTGCGAAAATTATTACCAATTTCAGCTGACGATCTGTTAATGCTGAGTTGTTTTATTGGTAATGATTTTTTACCACCAATTCCATCACTAGAAATAAAAGAAAGCGTTCCTGAATTAGGCGCTTTAGATTATTTTTTTGATATTTTTAAAATATATTTTCCAAAATGTTTTCAATCAGAATGGGGGCCACCCCCTGTTCTTTTAATAAATAAAAAAAATGGACATATAAATTTTAAAGCATTAAAATTTATTTTTCAAAAAATATCTGAACGCGAACTAGATATTATGAAAGCTAGACATTCAGACAGAGAAAGATTTATCAATGAAATGTGGAAAGGAAATATTGAGGATTATCGAATTGCTTATTATGAAAACAAACTTAAAAAATCTGATAAAGCTACAATAGTAATATCGTATTTGAAATCAGCACAATGGGTATACGAATACTATTCAAAAGGAATTCCATCTTGGGATTGGTATTATCCGTACAATTACACTTTGCATGCAAACGATTTTGCTGAATATTGTCCATTAAATGTGTTAAAATTTTCATTTCGTATGTCTAAACCCTCTCATCCGCATGAACAATTATTGAGAGTTATTCCACCTCTTAATAAACATTTAATTCCTTTTTATTTACACGAAGAATTTGAAAAAATATCAAAAAAATCAAATACATTCAAAATTGATAAAACAGGTAAAAGAGAAGAGTGGGAAGCTGTGACAATAGTTGATTTTGTAGAATTGGATTCAAAAATAATTTACGAAAAAATTTAAATTAAAAAGAAAAGAGTTAAAAAGAAACATACCACATAAAAAGTTGAATTTTTGATTCCAAAAATGATGAATGAAAAAATAATTAAGATGAAATCAGAAATAAAAACGCTCTCTCACAACAATGGACACATTTGTCCAGAGATTGTTGTTTATGACGACATTGACGACATTGATGATGTTGATGTTGGATTCAATTATGATGAAGATGACGTTTTAAGCGACGTCGATTACGATTCTGATGCAATAGAAGAAAAACTATCTTATCGTCAAAATATAGAAGAATATCGTCAAACACCACCACATAAATCATCAATTCGTTTTTTTGAAGAAAATAATGACGACAACGAAAATCGTCGTCAAAAATCAATTTTTTTCGTAGAAGAAGATGAAAAAGAATTTTCCGACGATGATGATGATGATAACAGCGACGACGATGAAGAAGATCGAAAAATTGAACATTCGATTTATATTAAACTGCAAAACAAAAAATACGCATCAACACTTGAAGCATTATCTATTCTCGACGGCAAACTCAATTGGTTGGAAAAAATACCATTGGAGGATATTAATACATCATCATCCTCATTTGTAAACGATAAAGACTATCCCAACATTTCAATTGAACCTCCTAAAAGAATGCGCTCTTCAAATAAAAGAGTACGCTCTTCAGACTCCCATAATAGATGTCGGTCGGGCCCAACTCGTTTTTATCCAGCAAAACATATTGCAATTAAAATCGGTAATAAAACATTTATCGGATTTAAAGATGAAGAACAACAAATCAAGAAAAAATTATGCAACGCTATCAAAGAAGGAAAAGAATGTCGATTTGGAGATAAATGTAAATTTTTACATCAGAAAAAGCCTAATTGTTTATATGGTGTCAAATGTGGCAACAAAAAATGCACATTTATTCACCCAGATGGAAAAAGCCCAACTCAACCACCTTCGGTGGCGGGCTCCAACAACTCTACGAGCGCTACGACAAAAGCCAAACGCGAAAAATCCCCAGAGTCCACTACAACATCGGATGACAACACACCGTCTTTTAGAAAAATTTGGTTATGTAAAAACATCTTCAAATTTTCTTCAAATGCAACTGGATCTCTTTACGATTCTATAAAAATTGAAGATACCGGTAATTGTAAATTTGGCGATAATTGTGTTTATGCTCATTCAAGTGAAGAAATAAGGCAAAATTTGGAAGAATGCAAGTTCAAGGAAAAATGCAAAGGCATCATTATTACACAGATCAAAAAAGACGACAAAAAGGTCCGCAGATATGAAAACAATCCTGAAACAAGAAAATGTTGCAGACTTCATCCAAAAGAACGATTTATCGATTTCATTAAACGAATTCAACTCAACAATACCGTTAAGGGCGAAGCCCAAAAAAAAAAGACTCAATAAACAAAACAAAATTCATCATTCCAAAAAAAGTGCCATATAGGTTTAAGTAAATCTAACCTTTAAAAAGGTAAGTAAAATAGAATTAACCTTTAAGAAGGTAAATAAATAGAATTAACTTTTAAGAAGGTGAAGGTAGAATTAACCCTTTAATAAGGTGAATGTAGAATTAACCTTTAAGAAGGCGGTGCAAAACAAAAAAATAAAAAAAATCTCATCACAAAAAATGTGCCGAGATATATAAATAAACAAACCTTGATGAAAATAAAAAATTTGAAATTTAAATACAAAAAAAATAAATAATAAATAACAATTATGGGAATTAAAGGAATTAGAGACTTGCTCAAAAAACAAATTGAGAATTTTGAAGAAAAACAACCTGTTAGTCTTTTCAGTGGTAAAAAAATTGTTGTAGATGCTTCATTTTTTGTATGTATGTACAAAGCAGTGCAAAAGAATACTTTTGAAGAAGCATTTATTAATCTTTTTGTGGTGTTGTTAGAAAATAAAATTGAACCGGTGTTTGTGTTTGATGGAAAAGCTCCAGAAGAAAAAACATTGGAAAAGAAAAAAAGAACAATAAAGAAAAAAATGCAGTATGCTCGAGTTGAACAACTTGAACATGATTTAGTGAATTATAAAAAAAATAAAGAAATAAGTCAAGATTTATGGAATATTAATAATAAACAAGTATTACCTTCGAAATTGTTGCCTAATGAAAAGATGTTTTCATTCAATAAAGTTGAAACGTATGTAAAAAAATTACGATCTCAAATTCTTGAAATTAGAGAAAAAGATTTTGTAATTCTTCGTGAATTATTACTTTTATTTGGAATTCCTTTCATAACTGCTAAAGGTGAAGCTGAAATATTATGTTCTAAACTTGTTAGAAATAATTATGCTGACGCCGTTCTTACTAAAGATACAGATGTTTTAGCTTGTTGTTCACATACAATGTTGAGTGATATTAATTTACCAGAACAAATGTTTACGGTTATTAAATTGGAAAAAATTTTAGATGGGTTAAAACTTGATGAAAATAGTTGGATTGATTTGTGCATTATGTGTGGAACAGATTTCAATGAAAATATTCCAAACATTGGACCCATCAGATCTTTAAGTTACATTCAAAAATATAAAACACTTGAAGAAATTAGCGAGCACATAAACACAGATAAATTATCATATGACAAAACAAGAAATATTTTTCAATGTCACGATGAACAAATTGGACCATTACCGATATGTGACAAAATAAAATTTGATGAAATTGCTGAAAGAATTACTGAAAAACGATTAAAAATTTCAGCATCTTCAATTCGACGTCGATTAAATTTAAATTAATTTACAATTTTTTTATAACTTTGTATAAGTTATAAAAACCTCAAAAGGGTTTTAAATTATTTCATTGTTCTTTATTTATTCGATCAGAGGTACCCAAAAATTAATGACAAAAATATCTAACACACATTTGAATTTTATCTTTATCACAACATACTCTCAAAACATTCTCATCATAAAGTTGTAATTTTTTATTTATTAAATTACAACTATTAACCATAAGATCTCTTATTTCATCAGATGAGCACGTATATACACAATTGATATACATGCACAATAATAAATAAAATATAACAGAATTTTTCATTTTAATAATAGTTTTTTATTAATTTTTTAATAATTTTTCAATTAATAATTAAAAAATAAAAAGAAAAAATGGAAATCCTAAACTATTTTTGCTATCATTTTTGCTATTTTTCTTCTTTGATTTTTGAATGTCGGTTTTTTAATTATATTTAAATGTAAATTGAGAAGAACATGACGTACAAAAAATCATCACAATTATATTTAAAAAAATGATTTTACACTTGTTAAAATTATCATCAAATAATAAATGTCACAATTAAAAAATGAATTGCAAACATGTCTCAAAATGTTAAAACTTGGATATGTTGAATATTACAACAATTGGGTTCAAGATACTCATAATTTTACCAGTGATTGCGCTCCTGAAATAAATATAAATTTCAAAGGATATGAATTACAACGTAAAAGATATAAAATTTTGAAAAGAATTCTTTCAAACAAACGTGTTACTGAATCTGATTTTTTGTTTTTAACTTTACAACCACAAATTAAAAAAGTATTTGATTCGTTTAACATTGCCAATATTCAATCATTTTCTGTGGAACAAATGTAAATCCCGCCCGTTTTAATTTATTATTTTATCACACGTTTGTGTGTTAAAATTTTTTAATCTTCAATATCTCTTTTTTCGTCGTTAATCCTATCTTTAACATTTTCATGAAGAGCTTTTTTAATATTCGAATATCCTAACACGATACAAATATCCTTACCACAAAAATAAGGATTGTCAATCGTCCCGGCAAGTTTGACCATTTTTTCATTCAATGTGATTATTATGTATTCTCGACAATCTTTCAAATTTATAAATGCATTCATTATTTTTCAAAAACATTTGAATCTGATAAAAATATCGTAATTGAAATTAAGTTCAACAAGTAAGAATTTTAAACCTTTAAATGATTTTTAATTTATGAACTTAACAATAAAAATAAAATGTGCGAAAGACATCGTAACGAAATGAATAGTTATGATTTTGTAACAAAAACATACAAATATAGTGAAGATCCTGAAATTGTTCGAAACAGAAAAAATAAATCAGTTTTAATTCTTACAGATCGCGATTTTCAACCTCCTGTTAAATCACTACATCAAGACGTGTCATTTCCTGAACAAGTTAAATGCTTAAGTATTTATTGTGAAGAATCATCTAATATATTTAATTTATTTAAAAATTTAGCTCTCTTTCATAATTTGCAATATTTTTATGCACAAAAATGAAAATAATTCATCAAATGAGTATCTATGGAAATGAAATATTGGATCGAATTTGCTCAAAATTCAAAATGTTTAAAAGAATTATATTTGCAAGAAAGTTCAGTACAATATTTTGAGGATTGTTGTTTCAAATTTACTGAAGAAGCATTAGAAGCTTTGTTGAAAATTCCGACACTTGAAAAATTTACAATGCATGCTCTAAGAGCACCTTTTTTTCCAAAAGGGCCATCTAATATAAAAGAATTAGAAATTAATGATTATTGGAAAGTTTACGACGAAGAATATTACAATCAGTTTTATGAAAGTATTGCTCAAAATTTATGTACTCATACAAATTTGGAAAAGCTTGATGTAAATATTTATGACAAGGAAATGATGATTCTCGTGACAGAGAATTGTTTAAGTTTGAAAGAATTAATTTATGATGAACCAGTGGATATTGAATTACTCGAAAAATTGTTAAAAATGCCTCAACTTGAAAAAATTGAAATTGGTGATTTGGAATTAGAGGGCTACGTAGTTAAA